AGCTTTTCAAGCTCTTTTTCTCCCATCATGATGAGTTTGATGCTTTCAGGATCGAAGCCGTACTGAGTGAGAAGGCCGTGCGCTTTGTCTTTCGGCATCTTTTCTACAGCTCTGGCAAATTGCAAAAGCATATCCGCGGATGAAGTGGCCCCTTCCTTAACGCCTTTGAGCGAGATTCCAATATCGTCAACGGCATCCTTGAACGGACCAGAGTCATGGAGAACAGCGTCATACATCCTGTCGCTGACGTCACCGAAAAGCTGAACCAGATCTCGCGTCTCAAGCCCGACTTTTTCCGCTGCATTCTGCCAGCCTTGGAACTCCTTGATGTCCATCCCCAGAGTCTTGCTCGCCGTATCAACTTCAAGGGCTGCTTCGGTAAACTCCGCGAATTGGCTTTTGATAAAGGCGACGCCACCAATCACCCCAAGAACCTTCGTGAGTGTTCCTTTAAGATTTTCAAAGCTGAGCGACCCCCGATTCCCTGCCTCTTCGAGTTCCTTTCCGGCAGAACGGGCAGACGAGCCGAGATTATCAAGGCCGCGTCCACCTCTTTTAGCTGCATCAGATACATCACGCCCCGCGTCAACGGCTGCGGCCTGCACGCCGTCCAGCCCTTTTTGGGCGTTCTGCACTTGAGCTTTGAAAGCCCCTGCGGAGAGGATGAGGGAAACGACGAGTTCACCTGCGTTCAT